TGTCAATTGTTTGTATTCCAGATAATGTGATGTTTGCTGTTGTTGTAACGTAACAACTCTGCCTAACAGAAATTTTAGCAATCACTTGTAAAATAGAAATTGAAGCCGGGATATATCCCATTATGTAACCTCTTTAATCTTCTTACTTACTCCTTTTTATCGCCGGTAGCATTCTTCAATGGGTCAACTTTTGTATCAATCTTTGAAACATCAGGAATTACTACCGGAGAAGGAGATTGATTCTTTTTTTGATTTTCAGCTAAAATCTTAGCAATAAGATTCATAACTGGTTTAAAAGTAGTCTCCCACGAACCTGATGCAACAACAGTTACTCCAACACAGGTAATCAATGTTTCAATAAGATTAATCTTTGGATTTAAAGTCCATGTTGCAAATCCTGTAACCAATGTTATTCCAAAAGTGATTGCAGGAATATAAGGCTTATACTTCTCTTCATCACCTAATTTAGGAATTATAACTTTCTTAAAAATCATCACAACAAACATCAATAAAACACCAGACATCAACATATAATTCTTACTTTCAATCGCATTGGTTAAAAGCTTCACCAATTCAGGAATCTGATCTTCTGTTGGTTCAACTGGAAGTGCTGGTGCTTGAGACATAATCAAAAGAGTTAATGCTTGAATCATTTTGTCTCCTTCATTGTGGTTTTTGGAATATATTCCCAATGCCACGGTTCTGCTGTAACAGTATTATAGAAATTAAATTTTTCTGCATTTGCTGAAAGCCAACGATACACCAAACTCTTACGCCCCAAACCACCTGTACTCAGATCAACACAGACTCCATTCTGATGGTTCGAATAACCAGGCACAGCTACAGCAGGCACCTTAAGTTTTCCTGCCTTCCAATCGGCGTATAATTGCTTTTGATACTCCATAGAACGCCATGCAGTATCTTCCTGAAACATAATCCCGTCTTTTTTTGCAGATTCTTTCATATTCAAATAAGAAATAAGGCAATTTTTTTCAAGATATAAATCTTTCCCAGGTATTTGTTGAAGTTCGCATTGTATAATTTTTCCGCTTTTATAACATATAAAATCCATTTTTCTCCTAAGAGAAAGGGAGCTATCACCATAGATCTTTTAATGGCGGTAGCTCCCTTAAACTCTTCCCGAGTTGATTTTATTTAACGAAGAAGTAAGTTCCTCAACAAAAACTCCTTAATTGAAAGGAGGGTTTGTGATAATGCTCCTTACATTTAATATGGATTGAACGAAAGAATTTGCATTTACATTCAGATTAACTCTATTTCCGTTAAAATAATTTAGAGCCATATGCTCACACTTATTTCTATTTGGGAATAAGAAGAAAATAAACTTCTTCTTTAATTCGCTCCCACTAAACTTGTTGTTTTTCTTAATAACTTCAACAAGTTCAAGATTTGTCCATTCAAATCCTCTAGAAATAAGAAATGCAGCACAATACATATCCTTAGTTCTGTAAAAATCTGAATATTCTTCCGGAGTTAACCCTTCAAGTGCTTTGGTTTTCCGGATAACAAATTCTCTTTCATCCACGGTTTTTCTTCTTCAGTTTAATCTTGCTTAAAATCTTCTTCTTTAAAGAAGGAGTTTCCTCTTCACTTTCTTCAGATTCAGTTGATTCTTCCGTTTCTTCTTCAGAATCATCCTCATCCTTTTCTGGAACAGGAACTGCTTCAGGAGTTTCCGGAGCTCCATTACCCTCTTCATCTAAATCGTCTTCATCAACTTCGGGTGGCTCTTCTTTAGTCTTCAATTCAGTCTTACGAGCTTTCTTTGACTTTTCGTATTCATGAATTTCAGGCTCAGAAGGCTTCTTACCAATGTTTAATCTAGGAATATATGCATCTTCAATCCCAACCCAATTACCAGCAGTTGTCATGAATGAAATAGCGCGCACATCTCTAGATGTTACAGGATCATGAAAAGTAATTCCTTCCTGAGCCTTTTGAATAAGAGCTAATGGAGCCTCATCAATCGGCCACTTTGCACCAGCTCCAAAAGTACCTGTCTTCTTAATAAAAAGACCATTCATATCTACACGACAGATAATGACATGCTGACTCATTTAACAGCTCCTTAGTTTGTTTTTTGATTCTCGCTTACTTCAATAAATATTAATAGATGGTAGCAATCACGTTGGTATCACGATGATACACAACCGGCAGAGCGTTCACACCCACGATGATTTCCATCTTAGGGGGATCAGACTGATCCAACATCACAACCTTGGCAAACATACCAAAGTTCGTCGCAAACGGATCCGCACCGTACTCGTGATTACCAGCAATCATTTCGGCCCATACCGGACCACCTTCAATGTTGGCGGGCAGATCACCACGAATAATCAACTTACCATCCGGAATAAAGAACTTCTTCACGCGGATGGTAGAGCCAACCGGATAACCAGCAGACTTCACAACACCAGGAGAAGAAACAGTGATGGTGTTGAGGGTCTTGCTGACCGCAGCAACAGACAGACGCTCACGACCCGCAATTTCACCATCACGGTGCGTGATAATCAGAGAGTCACCCAGAGAAATCGTACCCACATTGCGCACGGTAAGAGTCGTACCAGAAGAAGCCACGGAAGAAGCCAGATCCGTGATTTCCATATAACCACCATCATACACCGTGTACGGAATACCAGCATAAGACTGGAATACTGCCTGAGTCACGCCGGGGGTCAAATTACCCAGGTTCGGCTGACCAGTAAACATTGCATCACGCAGAGCGCGGATCTTGCTGTTCTGCATAACAACGCGCTGAGTGTGACGGTTAAACATGATGCTCTTGGGACGAGCAATCAAATCACGATACTTCTCAATCCATTCAAGGATATCATCCATGGGATCAGAAGCAGCATTATCCCACTTATCCGTACCAGTCAACGTGGGAGTCATATCCACGGGAATGGCATAATCCACATTAATTTCAACATCTTTCGCTGCATAGTTTAAAGAACCATACAGGGCCTGCCAACGCATCCACTCCATACGCGTCTCAAGACGCATACGGAGGTCAAATAAGTGGCGAGAAATCACAGAAGACGCAGCCTCAACCTGATCCTTGGTGCCAAGCTCGCGGAGCTGCTTGACTTCCTTGGGGGTAAGAACCACCTTCTCACGCCAAGACGCCGGTTCAAATTCAACCTGCGACACACCATAGAACGACACCATGGGGGACTCAGCGCCACGCTGAGCGCCTTGGGTCATACCACCCACACCCTTGCGCACATCAATCGCGATACGATCCTGAGGTACTTCACGCAAAGGAACTTCAGAACCAAGAACGAAATCATCCTTAACTGAATCAAATTCTCTGATAACCTTAACAATACGAGTAGTCTGTAAAAGGGGGTTATTTTCAATCTGAAGAAGAGCCATCTTTTTAACCTCTTTCTAGGGTTGATATTTATCTGTGTTTTTTAAATCAAAATCAATTAGGCATTGTCGCGAATGGTAATACGCTGAACGTTAGTCCAAGTGATAGACTGACCACCAGGAACAATAACCACGCCGTTCTTAAGAACACACTTCAAGAACGCAATGGAGTTCACGTTGGAAGTAATCTGATCCATATCTCGGCACTCACTCGCCAACACCACAACGCTCGCCTGCGTATGAACCGCAGAGTTGAACGGCTTGTAGCGACCCGTAGAAGAGTCGTAACCCATCGCCAAATACGGACGCAGGTTGTTGGTCGTATCAGGATTGCCCATATCTCGCGAAGCAGCATCAATAGAAATCGGAATAGTCTCGAAAACATTAGACGCAAGACCTTCATAGCTTAACTGCGTTCCTAATGAATTCTTGTAACCTTCTTTATGTCCAAAGTTAGCCATTTGTGTTTCTCCTTAGAGGGTTGAAAATCTAAAATAAAAAAAACTTCTGTATTATGAATTAAATCTTTTCGGCAGGAGGAGTTTCTACATCAGACTTCTTCTTACGGGTATAACCAGAAATTCCCTTCTTGTGACCAGAATCAATTGCATCAGCAAACTTTTCAGACAGCTTCTGGGATTCAGACTTAATCTTCTCATCCGAATTAGGATCCTTCAATTCAGAAGTAGAGAAGTTAAGATTCTCACCCAGCGGAACCTTGGCATCAGTCGGGAAGGTATCCAACACCTTACCAATGATATCACGCACCTTCATGGGGGTCTTCGCTTCACCAAACTTAAGAACCTCTGCTTCGGTACGATCAGAAAGCAGAAGATCCTTAACCATAGTTACAGTGGGCTTCGGAAAACCCTTGGTGGTGAGACCATCACAATACTGATTCACATCAGCCTGACGGGCACGCTCTTTAGAAAGAGCTAATTCCTTAGCAGTTTCCTGAGCGCTGTTCTCAAGACTCACAACCTTAGAAGCAAGATCATTAAGAGCAACAGTATTGCTCTTAATAGACTCTTCCTTCTTCTTCATTTCATCCTGAGCAAAGGCCAGTTCTTCCTTGGCCTTCTTAAGAGAAGCAGAAACCTCGCTAAACTCAGTAGAATCTTTATCTAACGTAGATAACTTACTTTCCATAAACTTAATAACTTCAGAAACAGTTGAAAACATGATATTCTTCTCCTTTTTAGAATTGAAAGAAAAACCAGAAAGGCTAAAAGCCTTCACAGGTTCAGCATTTTTAGAATTATTCTTATTTCTTCCAGAGTGATCAAAATTTACCACAGCCTTAGAAGAAACACCAGAAGTAGCTTTCTGATCTGATTCCAAAGTCACACTTTCATCTCCAGCAATAAAAGAAAATTGATTTAAATCATTTTTAACACTCTTATCAGAAAATGCTAAAGGAACTGCTTTCATATCTGGAATGAAAGGGCGATTCGTTAAGGCGCCACCAATGATAGTGGGTCCATAATTCTTAACATCACCCAGAGGAATTTCCTTACCTTCAGAATTTTTAGTGGTTTGGAAGATTTCCTTTTGAGTCATATTGGGAGAGAATTCAATACTAAAGAATTTGTAAGTTTCGCTGTTGATAATTTGCTTACCAGCGTCAGTTAATTCAAACGTACCAATCAAAAAAGTCTGATCATGACCCTTTACCATACGTTTTTCTTTAGTAAGATCAGTCAACCACCCATAAGCCTCTTCGCCGCGGTGATTTGTATCTAATGCCACGCCTTGCGGCATGACACCGTCGGTAAAGTTCTTAATCATCAGATCCATCATAGGTTCAGTAATATCAATAATCTGATTATCACTAAACCATGACTTTCTAATGAATTTACCAGTTCTAAGCATATCAATCTGAACAGAACATTTCTTATTTTTTGCCTGAACTTTCTTATCTTCAGGCTTTGCATCTGACGGAACTACATCAGAACACTTCTTATCCTTACACTTGGTGCAATTCTTATCATTACATTTCTTATTAGGATCTGCACAAACATCCTCAGTATCATCAGGACCTTCAGGGTCGTTGACATCTTCAGGATCATTCGGTGCGTCCTTAAAAGAAATATTACTTGGCATTTCAAAAATAGAATGATTTTTAATATCGTCAAACTTAATCGTGTTCTGAATTCTAACAATCATATTATCTCCTCTTATCCTTAATGGCTCTTTCTTTTCCTGTTCTTTCTTTTCTAGGAAGAGCTCTTGTGGAGTTATTTTTATCCTGAATTTTTTTCTTATCAATAGTTGGGGCAGGATTATTCTGTACATTATTAGAACCAGGAGTTCCCGGAGTTACAACGCCTGTGTTCTTAGGAATTTTTTGTTTATCAAACATAAGATCAAAAGTATCAACAGGAATATCGAGCATTTCAGCAAGTTTCTTAATAGAAGGAAGTCCTTTAGGTGCTCTTCCATCTCTAAGTGTTCCTGCAGAAAGCATAATCATTCTTAAGAATACATCTTTCAACATTAACTTCTTATTATAATCAAGTTTTTCAATACGAAGATATGCTTCTTTAATATTTTTCTCTCCAAAATTATACTTTTGGAGATCTGGTATAATTTGTTCATTATAAACATCTTCAAGATCATTGGCGAGTGCTTGCTCACTCATGATAAATACATCAAGCGTATCTCCTGCGCCTGCGCCTGAAGCAACATGTTTAGATCCGTCTGATGCCAGGCCCATTTTATCTGGAATAAAGATTCCGCGCAACTTTCTTGAGTCAAAGAAATCTAAAATCTGCATAAACATGTCGCCGCGCTGTTCGTCCTTGACCTGCTCTAATCCCCAAAGATCATTATTATTCTTATCAAATTCTTTGGGTAAGGCAACAACAGAACTTGAAACAGCGGCTTGACCAATTTTTAACACGTGCTCTAAATTATCTACCTGAGCGCCCGTCTGATCGGTTCTCTTACCCGGCGGAGCACGCACTATGGTAAGTGGCACCGCTCTACGCTCAAAGTATCTGAGCATGAACTGAGTAAGCACAGAAGACCAGTACCATGCAGGGTAGCAATTCTTAAGTCTTGAGTTACCATACCAATTTCCAAACTGAATATCGTGAGAATAAAGAACAAGTTTATTTGGTAAAACCTTTTTATCTTCTCCATTTTGCCTTTGGATAACTCCGGCAAAATTTCCTTTAAGGTCTATCAACATTCTGTATGTTACAGGATTGATGAATTTAATCTTAGATAATACCCAATCACCATCAACATTATCCCAAACCTTTTCACCAACAGCATTTCCAAGACGAACAGCATCTGTAAGAGGAAATACAGATTTTCTGTATATCTTCTTAATTTGTGTTGTTAAAAAGTTTCTCTGTTCCTCGTCTTCACAATCTATTCTCCAGTTTAATCCAGCAATTGTACATTTAATGATATTAAGGCCCAAAGCAATGGTTGGGTCTTTAGACATTTTTTCTTTAATTTCATAAGTGATGACATCTGGGTCATAAAAACCTAAGTCACTTACAATCTGAAGTCCAAAATTATTTAACTGACCACCATAAATAGTCTTTTCACTTAATACAGGTTTTGGTCCCTTTTTCTTTTTTGATTCAGAAAATTCCATAATATCTACAAAAGAATTTTCTAATTTTCTATAATCCTTATTGCTTAAACCAACATTATTCTTCACAAGACTCAAAATAGTTTGAGCCTCTGTGGGTAATTTTTTTATCTTTTCCGGGTTGCTGTGTGGAACCCGTTCAACTGTTGATCCCATGATGACTCCAAACTCAAATTATTTCCAGGGAATAATAAATCTCCTACGATTGGAATACTTGATATTTCTGGTATATCCGAATATGAATTTTTTGGAACATAAATAAGAGCGCTTTTCATATTTGCTTCACTATTAGATTTAATAGAGTTTCCTAAAGAAACTAAAGACCTTGTACCGGCAGAAATATGATTACCTAAAGAAGTTCTTAATCCTAAATCAACAACACTCATCTGAGATGCTAACGTAAGAGACCAAAATTTATCACCATGATGGTCTTTATCTTTTTCAGCATCATACCTGACAAATCCAGTGTCAGAAACTTTCTTTTTAATGCTACCAATTTGCTTCTTTAAATCTATATCATCTGGAATGGCAATAAGCTGTTCTTCGAATCTTATTTTAAGTGATTGAACAGCTTTATCTTTCCATTCTGTTTGCATACTTACGGATTCGACTCTTCCAGGAAATTTAGTATCAAGATCTTCAGCTAAATTCATTCCCAAACCATTGGCATCTATTCCTAATTTGATGATAGGTATATTAGTCATCAAATCGAATAAATACTTCTTCTGGTATTCAAATTTTTGCCGATCAAATTGCAAAATAAATCTAACTATTTGAAGAGTTGTTGTATCATTTAAATGAATTTCTTCAATTACTGTTAATTCAGATTTATCCTTTTTCCTACCAACATCATATCCTGCTAAAAGATTTCTAGATATATCTCCATTTTGAATTCTATAAGATAATTCTTCTATATCCTTACATTTGAAAAATTTAATATCAGAATATTTCATCTGTATAGATGTTTTATTTTGTTTAGAAATTACAAGTTCATTATTCTTATCTGTAATATCATATTCTGTTTCGTCTTCATCTTGGAACGAGCAATTATTGACAACACTTACTGGAAAGTAAGATACATTCTCATCAATAAATGCTAATTCGTATTCTTGCTGGAAATCATCTAAAGGAAATGTTGCGAAAATTAATCGCATGATATCTGTAGCGAATTTATTAACACGTTCTTCGCTTGTCATCTTGGGGCATTCTTTAAATGCATTCTTAATATCATTACACAAATCTGGGCAATGCCACCAAGGTATATTTTGTCTACTGAACTGAGCATAACTGTTAAGACCAGTTAATATTTCGTGAAACTTTCCACTTGCTCCAAGTGGAGTTGAGCCTATTGTAAGAGATCCTGTACCGCGCGTAATAACAGGAACAGATGCGGTGAATATTTTACTGGCAAAAAGCCAGAACGCATATTCGTCAAAATAAACATCAGTATTATGACCTTTACCACGGGGAGGTCTTTGAGCGGTTGAAAGAATTCTAGTTACATTTCCTTTTTGATTCTTAAATACCTGTGAATGCTTATTATCTGTTATACGTTTCTTCTGAAATGCAAGCGGCATTGATTCGTAAAGCATTTGGCAGCCAATAATCTTTTCCGCTGCTTCATCTTTATTTAAAGAAATGATAACAGAGTTATTAATATTTCTTAAATGAGATCTAGCTAATGATTCTCCAGATATAGATAAAGAAAAACCAATTTGCCGTGATTTATTTATGATTCTAAACTTAGATGTATTAAGCATGTGAGCAATCTGATAGTCATATAATTTTGTATCATTATCATTAACTTTGGTGCACCCTTCTAAAAAACCAGGAACAGTTGATAACCATTTCTGGTATTTAGAATCTTCAGATAATTCTGGTCCATCTTTCTTAACAATAATCAATGTAGAAAGTTTACTTTTCTTCTTCTTTTTCTTTTTTAGTTTTTTATCAATAGAAGTTTTTAAACTTTCCCCAAAAACTGACATATTTTCACCTTGAGTGGAAGTATTTACTCACGTCCCCACTTCCCTTACTTTCTAAAACACTGTTAAACCTTGCCTGTTGACCAGGATTACCTTTTAACCCTCCTCTATCTACACCGCTATCATGTTTCACATGAGGGATAACTGGTTCTGAAGAACCCTCAAGATTTTGATTGTGAAGCTTAATTGAATCTTGATTTTCTACAGTTGTTTTTTCAATTTCTTGAATAATAGGCTCAGTTTGTTTAACTTCTTCAGATGTTTCTGATTCAACAACATCTTCTGATGTTTGCGTTTCTTCAGAAACAGATTCTTTAATCTTTTTAGACCTTTTAATGGCCATCTTCTTCTCCTGTTTTAGGTTTTTCTAACTCCTTGGGTAGAGATATATCTATAATTTTATCTCTATTATCATACCCTACAGAATTAGACTCTTTATGTCTTTTTGCAAGTTCTTCTACGTCAAATTTAACATGATGTTCAACTCTTTG